GAGTGCCACGATCATGGTCAGCGAGATCGAAGCGTTGCGCTCGTCCATGTCCCCGAGCTTCGGGCTGCGGATCAAAGCCGATTGGTGGCTGGCGGCTGCTGGCTTCGCGGTCGGGATGGTGGTAGCGGGGCGATGATCCTGACAACGTGTTGTGGGGAGTCCAATGGAAGCTGAAGGAATTTTGGGCCTAGTTGAAAGTTATGGACTACCGCTAGTTCTCCTACTGGCTGCGATTTACGCCTTGTATCGGTTTTTGGTTTTCAGCCTGGTGTCTGTGCGAGAAGAATTTTCCCGCCGCCACGAAGACAATGCAAAAGCTATGGGTGAACTCAAGGTGTCTGTGGCAGAAATGAGGTCAGACATCAAGATTCTGGTGGAGTTCGTTCGATCCAACCGATAAGGGCTAAATAGCCCTTTTTGGCCCAATTCCCCAAAAAACGACCTCACAGGATCGCGCCTAAGCGGCTTCGGCGGGTGTCGGAGTGGTCTAGGGTGGGGGTAAATCAGCCCCCATCGTCCTCCACGATCTCGTAGTCGGCCTCTTCGGCCTCAATGCGTTTGGCCTTGTGTTTGGCTTCGACTGCCTTGAGTCCCGCTAGGAAATCGTCACCGATGCCGACAGCCACGTTCACTTGGGCGTCCGGTTTGCCGAAGGCCGTGCGGTCGTAACGCTCCGCGATCCAGCGCCGATATTCCGAGCGCAGCCGCGCCGCCGGGACGCTGCCATCGTCTGCGTCATCCACGATGGCGAGTCCTTCCTCGACCAGATCGGAGGCGATAACCGCCTTGGTGTCCTGCCACCGATTCCATCGCCCCTGCGTGGGATCGGCTTTCAGCCACTCGTAGAACGGCGCATTGGACATCGAACCTACTTCGGGCGGCAGATTCTTGAGGAGCTTGCGAACATCACGGTACTTCAGATATAGATCGAATATCTTCTGCTCGCCGTATGCGTCGAGCCGTTTACCGGCTCCGCGAGTAAACTTTTTTCCGGCCATAATCCCTCCTCTGCTTGTAGGACATCTTTGACCATCTAGGCCATGAATCAATGATAACCTTGAGTCTCCTCTGGAACCTCTCTTCCGACAGCAGATTGCCGTCCTCATCGTACCTCAACGGGTCGTCAGGAGGCAGTTCGTTGCCCCGGAGGTCACGGATAACGTCCTCAATTTCCTGACGCCATTCTGCTGCGTCCGGGGTACACTTCTCCAACGGCAGTAGCTCCAACGCAGACAGGAGCTTTATGGCGTTTGCTGTGTCTTTAGCCATTTTGGTGTATCGCATCTAGTAGTGTGCCAATCGGGTGAAGCGCGGATTGAGGCACCATCCAATTTGGATACTCAATCGTGTCGTCCCACCACTCATCCCGCCTCGCTTCGTCGGGGCCAATCCATCCCCGAACAAAAAATACCGGCGCGGTCCCCGTAACGAGGACGAACCACCGATCTTCTGGGTCAGTCCGTTTGACCGGGAGCCGGTAGTTGTGACCGGGTGTCGTCCGAACCTCAATGCAGTGGAGTAGGTCTGGCCCTTTCATCGTGCCCATCCCCGGAGGCCAGTACACGCCAAGACACTTCCCCGCCGCGCACTCGCCACAAGCTCCCTCAATGTGTGTGTCCCACCCGCTTTTACTGAAGCCACCCGCCCGTCCCCTGCCATCCGCCCGGTTCGCAGCCTCCCGCGCTACCCCAGAGAAAGCGGCGAACGCCATCTCTGACGCCGACAGGGTGATTTTCTCGCCCCTTGTATCACTCATTTCACTCACTTTCGTCGTACAGGGGGCCGGGGTCGAGCTTGTCCCGTAGGCGCTGTCTGGTTGCGCGATCCTTTTCCACGCCCTCACGCCACCGCTCCTCATGGGTGGAACAGACGGGGAGGCCGATCTTCTTGATCTGTTCGGGTGGGACCATGTGGGCACACTGGTTGCCTTTAACAGCGTGGCCCTTACGGTAGGTGGCGGTTTCGCGAGCCTTGTGGTTCTCGCTAATCGACATCAGGCACCTACGGTGTCCTTGTGCCCGCAGCACCTTCCACTGTTTTGGCATCCACCCCGCAGCAGCCATTAGACCCCCTCTCCTGACAACCCGTTGTCATCAACTGTTATGTCGCTCATGTCGGCCACATCTCCTCCTCGTCAGGTTCAGCTTCACGTTGGCGTAGTGTTTTGTAGTTCCACTCGACCGGGATCTCCAGGCACGGCCCGTGCCGGTTTTTTGTGACGCAGAGCCAAGTCTTGGCGATATTGCCTTCCCTCAGATAGCGCGAGTGATCGAGCAGCAAAACGAGGTCTGCGTGGCTCTCGATGGAGTGTCCCCCGAACAGCCCTGACGAGCGCGGCGTTTCCATCACCGAGCTAGTTGCCCGGTTGAACTGCGAGCAGATGATAATCGCAGACTCCGAAGCGACTGCCCACGCCCGTAGCTCAGAGATGACCTTTTGGATGCCACGGTGCAGCACCTCATCGTCGCCCAAAACGACACACTGAAGATGGTCGAGTATGAAGTAGCGACAGCCCTCGTCGTGGCACCTCTGCACATACTTCATAATATGGTCCCAACCCGTTACCAGCTTATCGGGCACCCAGACGGGCGGTAGGTCGGAGAAGTGTTGGTGCGTGTCGTACCACGCGAGTTCGCTGAACGAGCCCTTCTCCAACAGCTTGAGCGCGGTGCCACTGTGCAACGAGTAGAGGCGTGTCGCGAGTTGTGTCGCTGACATCTCCAGGCTGATGAACGACACGGGTTGCGGTGGATCGCCGTCCAGAGCCGCGCTCGCCAGATTCAGCACAAAAGCTGACTTCCCAAATCCGGGCGATCCACCAACAACGACCATCCACCCGGCGGTTTTGGCTATGCCTTTGCCGCCACCGTCATCACGCATGATACGGTTGAGGGTGGGCAGATGGGTGGGGATCGCTGATACGGGGCTGAGTTGGTCTTGCGTCCATTTGTCCAAGAATGTTTCGGAAAATATATTTTTCATTGCGTATACGCCCATCCCGGCAACGCCAACTCTTGGATGCCTTCTGGGTAGGAGGGCCAATCATCAATGCCCTCACACTCTGACCACACCCCCAGAATGTGGTCGAGTTCTGAACGCGCCAACTCAAGTGCATCCGGGTCCAACTCGTAGATTGCCATGCAGTGTGGGGGCGCTTTTTCGACGCAAATGAAAATGAACCTATTCCGGTCGAACACCTTGTCGGAGGTGGATGCCAAGTAGTGGGCGGCTTGACGGTGGTATCCAAAATTGAGGACACTGCGCTGAAACTCCCTCTCGCTCGCGTCGGTGGTCGTCTTGACATCAACGAGGCAGTAACCCCAATCAGAGTCTTGGTAGGGCAGCGCGTCGATACGCGCCTTGCACTTCACGCCGCTTTGTCCGTCGGTCCAATAGCTACTCACCTCAGTGTTCGCTTCACCCAAGAGGTCAGCAGCGACCTCATTACCGAGAACGCTCTCGCGCATCCCGATTATGTTGTCATAGACTTCGGCCTTGAGAATGTGATCGTGCCCGAATTGGCGGCTGAGAGCGGCCTTCGCATCCTTGATGGCCTTGGACCTCCCGTCCCCTTCCGGTAGCCGTCCCCACTCTTTCTGGAACAGGTCTGGTTCAAGAATGGCACTGTGCGTAGCCGTCCCGATTATCATCGCCGAAGTCGGCTCCTCCGGGCTTTCTATCATATGCTTCATGTGGGCCGGGCTTTTCTTGAACATCGTGTTCAGACGGGAAGCCGATGCTCCCGGCATCGCATGATACTCTTCCGCACTCTGATTAAATAATAACCCGTTGTGGTGTGGTGCTATACTCATTTGTCTACGCTCCAATCCCGACTGACCGTCGGGGTTCGGTTGGTCGCTTTGGTTTTTTCCAAAGCGCGGTGGGTCCATTGTTCGCGTCTTTCTACTGTTCTGAAAAGTGATTCTGGTAACTGGTAAGCCCTGGTTTTCATGTGGTGGTCGCTGCGCTTCACCGCTTTCAGAACTTTGCGGAAAAGCACCAACGGATCTGTGCCGTTACTCGATAGCTGTTCGTCGTACAAAGACACCAGAACTGATTTCCGTGTGTCCGTCAGCTTGGGGTGTGGTGCTTTGGGTGATAGCTCCTCAAGCCACACCTCCCACAAGGCATCCGCTTTTTTACTGTTAACTGCTTTAACTGCTTTTAACTGCTTTACTTTTGGGGAGGGTCTGGGGAGCGTCTGTTCTGCGTCTGTTCTAAGCCCCTTCTTCTTGTAGGCTGAAAAGGATTGAAAAACCTCATAATTAACCACTTTCAAGTGTGTTCCAAGTGCCGACGAATTCGACAGGATTTCGATGCGACCGTCCTCCTCTAGCTGCTTCAGCATCCCAGAAACTCTACTGGAGGACCAAGTGATCAGCCT